GGACTTTTTGTTTTTAGAAAATAGAGATAGAAAATATGATAAAGATGTATATGCTTTGAGAGGCATATACAATGTAAGCGACACAGATTTTGATCTAAGTCAATTTGGTTTGTTTTTACAAAATGATACATTGTTTATTACTTTTCATCAGAATGATATGGTTACAAATCTAGGCAGAAGATTAGTCAGTGGTGATGTTTTAGAACTACCTCATCTTATAGATCATTATGCAATGGATGAAAGTGTTCAACAAGCACTGAAAAGATATTATGTGGTGCAAGAAGGTTCAAGACCTAGCGAAGGATTCAGTCAAACTTGGTGGCCACATCTATGGCGTGTAAAGTGTACACCACTTGTGGACAGTCAAGAATATCAAGATATACTCAACATTGTACAAGAAGATAGCAATGGTGATCCAAGTGAAGTTACTCTAAGAGATCTGTTAAGCACTTACAATAAAGAATTAGAAATAACAAACAAAGTTGTAGAACAAGCAGAAGTAGAGGTTCCTGAGAGTGGTTATGATACCAGCAAATATTATGTAGTACCTACAGGACCAGATGGCACTCCTCTAGAACCAAAAGGACACAATGCAGACGAAACTACTGCTGATGCTGACAGCACAAATATAGATGCAAGTAGCACAAGAATAACACCACAAAACAGTAATGCATATAGTGGATATTTAATTGGTGATGGATTGGCACCAAATGGAGAAACTATATCAATGGGAACTAGTTTTCCATCAGGGAGTCAAGAAGGTGATTATGTACTGCGTGTAGATTTTTTACCCAATAGATTGTTTAGATACAATGGAAGCAGATGGATGAAAGTAGAAGATGATGTACGTAGTAAATTAACTCCTGGTACAGGAAATACACAAAGAGATGGATTTGTAAACAATTCTGCTATAACAACACAAGATGATAATACTGTAATAGATCAAAAACAGGCTTTAAGCAAAGCATTAGAAATACAGGAAGATGATTAATGCCACAAACTTTTTTCTACGATAATCAAGTAAGAAGATTCTTATTACAGTTTATCAGAGCATTTAGTAATTTCCAAGTTGAATATGGAAATAACAGCGATGGTAATACCACACTACTGACAGTACCAGTAAAGTATGGTGATCCAACACGTATGGTATCTAGTCTAATCAGAGAGAACAGTGAAAACAAAGTTATTCCTACACCTATGATAAGTTGTTATGTCACAGAATTTAATTATGCAAGAGAACGTGTACAAGAACCAACGTTTATAGATAAAAAACACATTCGCATGAGAAAATATAACAAAGACACAGGCGAATACACCAATCAGCAAGGTAATGCATTTACAATAGAACGTATGATGCCAGTGCCTTATAATATGACAATGAATGTTGATATATGGACCAGTAATACACAGCAGAAGTTACAACTGCTAGAACAAATACTTACACTGTTTAATCCTTCATTGGAAATACAAAGTACAGATAATTATCTGGATTGGACCAGTCTCAGTTTGATAGAACTAACCAATGTTAATTGGAGCAGTAGAAGTGTTCCACAAGGAATGGACGATCAAATAGATATCAGCACTTTATCTTTTAGTGTGCCTATTTGGTTAACAAGTCCTGCTAAAGTAAAAAAACTTGGTGTGGTTACAAAAATTGTTGCAAGTATATTTGATGAAACAGGAAGTATTGATGATGGTGTCATAGACAGAGGTCTACTACTGGGTGAAAGAATGAACTTTACACCTATGAACTATGGAATATTATTGATAGGAAATACCGTACAAATTATAGATAGAAATGAAACAGTAACAAATAAAGTTGTACCAAATTTAGCAAATGATCCGCCAGAAAAGATAGGTACTGATGATGTAAGTTGGAGAGCATTAATCAATCAATATGGTGAATTACAGAGTGGAATAAGTCAAATTAGATTGAGTGTGGGTGCTAGTGAGGTAATTGGAACTATAGCATATCATCCAAGTGATGATAAAAAATTGCTTTTCACTGTGCAATCAGACACTATTCCAACAAACGATATTACACCTGTACTAATGGTTATTGATCCTGTTAAAAAGGCTCCTGGTGTAGGTTTATCTGACGCCGCTGTAGGTCAACGTTATTTGATACTTAAAGATATCGGAAACAGCATCAACAGTGATGGTCCAGATGCATGGAAAGGCAGTGATGGCAGTGAATTGATTGCTAGTGCAAATGATATAATACAGTATGATGGAATCAAATGGAATGTGAATTTTGATAGCAGTACGCAACAAGGCACACACTATGTTATCAACAACAACACAGGAATACAGTACAAATGGACTGGAAGTACATGGGTAAAATCCTATGAAGGTGAATACAAGGCCGGCGAATGGTCTATAGTTATATAGTTGCTTTTTTATTAATCTTTTTACCTGCACAAACATCATACACTGAATTAAATGTAGTGAGTGGTAAAGTTTATCAACCAAAAGATAAAAAATATGGTTATACACCACAATACAATAGACAACAAAAATTATATAGGGGTACAACAGACAAGAAAAAATATACCACATGCAGATTAGCAAAAACAGTAAAATCAAAATATACAGGACGTCAAGCATGTATATATAGAGGAGGAAACAAAACATTTGAATTGATGTATGAAAATAATTGTCCAAAACAATACAAATGTGTGTACAATCCGAATCAAAAAGAACCAAATATAGATGATGTTATAGATAGTTTAAACAACATCAAAAAATAAAATGGCAAAGTTTAAACATGAAAATTTAATTTTAGATATGACATATTCAAGTAAAGCAAGACTATATCTAGATGACAAATTACTGTTTTTAGGAGACAGTTACAAAGCATTGACTATGATGATAAGGTGTGCAAAAAATAAAGAACCTATTGTACAACATTTTAAAAAACAATTACAAATGCGAGAAAAACCAAAATTTAGCAAAAACGAAGATCTAGAATATTTAAAAAAGCAGACAATCGAAGAAATGAATAGATACCAAAAAGCAAACAAAAGTAAGAAAAGATAATGAATAATAGTGTTGGCACTTTATTCTATAGCCTTGAGACCAGTAGATACCTGTTTGTATTAAGGAACGGACACAAGTATGGAAACACCTGGGCATTTGTTGGAGGTAAAGTAGAAAATAATGAAACTGATAGTGTTGCTCTAAACAGAGAAACTGTAGAGGAAATTGGTTTTCTGCCCGACGTAATTAAAATTATTCCTATAGAAAAGTTTACAAACAGCAAAAACACTTTTGTATACAACACATATGTTAGTGTGGTTGAAAAAGAATTTATTCCAAAATTAAATGATGAACACAAAGGGTTTGCTTGGACAAAAATAGAATCTTGTCCAAAACCTTTGCATCCTGGAGTTTTCAGTACATTCAACGTAGATGCAATAATTAAAAAAATCTGTACACTGGAAGAATTATTTAAGACTATCGATGTATAGCACCTAGTTGTGCTAGATTAAAATATTCTCTTATACCAATTTGTCTAAAGTTCCTGAGATATAGAAAATCGCTTGGATAATCACCATTGATGTGTTTGTTCACACATATAAACTCAACATCATCATATGTTTGCATTATTTCTATCATGCTTTTTGTCCATTTGGCATTAGTGGCAGTATAGTCTTTGTTTGGTACATATCTTGGGTGTGCTGTTTCTTGATTACTGCTGATGTAAATGTTGTCTTCTGGACCTAACATAAAATCAAAACCTAACAGATACACAGTTTTATGTCCATCTGCACAAGCCAATTTAATTGCTAAACTGCCTGCATTACAGTTTACCTCTGTAGGATAAAGATGAAATTTGCCTGGATTTTTTACGATATTTTTAACATTTGTGTAAACAATATTGTTTTCCCAATAGTTTGTATTGGCTATCTCATTAATAATTACAGTATCTATTGCAATTAAAAATGTAGGATTGAAATCTTTGTACAATAAATTACATCCATAGGTTTGTCCTACAGTTTTGATTCCATCTTCACCACCATGTTGGCCTTTTAACAGTACATTAATATCCAATTTAAGTCTGCTGTAACCATTGCCTAGCACATGAGCAACGCCATGGTGTTTGTCATTGACCACTGTTTTGTCAACCCATATTTCATTAACATCTTTGTTTGATTGTTTCCAAGAAACTCTAGTGCTAATTAATTGCCCACTATAGTCTTTGGTGTAGAATTTGTTCATTTTTACAACCTACCAATTAATACCTGAATTACTCCAGTTCCTCTGCCTGTTTTATCTTCTAGTGCTTTGCCTAATACTGTGCCACTAGGTGGATTACTCTCTTCTTTCCATGCCTGACAATGACCAGGTTCATTACTACTAATCATCATATCACCTTTGCGTATTTCACCAATAACTTTTGCAGGTACTCTACCAAGTAGTGCCACAGTTGCTACATGATCTGCGTCTAGGTCTTTGTTCATTAAGTAGGCTGGTTTTTCACTGACTATGCCAATTATTCTCTTGTTTTGTAAAGTGTTACAAATTGTACATTCGTATTTTCCACCAAACACTAAGACAGTGCCAGGTTCATAATCTGCATCAGCAATATAATTTTCTGCCACGTCAGCATATTTTGCCGCACTGGATGTACCTGTTACATTTGTTACAGCCAGTGTTTCACTACTAGGATTAAAAGTTAGTGTACCTCCATCATATTTTACGGCAGTTAAGGATCCACTTGTTGTACTAGCAAAGTAGATGTTAAAATCAGTATTACTGCTATTATCTTGGGACACAGTTGCACCACCTCCTGTGCCTATTCCTAAATTACTAGTAGTAATTTTTT